TTCAGGAAGAGTTCTGGCGTTAATTTCATGCCAGGCACGACAGCCTACGGTGTTACCTTGTGGAAAAACGGTGCCGTCTGGGTTGGTTAAAGGCAATCCGTCCATAAATTCCTGACAATCTTCCACGGAATCAAATTGTTGGTTAGTTCCTTGGCAAGATGATTGAATGTTGTAACAAACATCAGAAATGTTCAGTAAATGTCCAATACTTAATTTGGTAGCAATAAGATAAGTATCAACCATGATGGTCATCTCTTGAATTTGGTAAATATCATTAAAGTCCATGATCCAAACTTGGGAAGAGACAAATTCATTGCCCAGGATAGGTTGACGAAGAGTTTGGTCAATGTTAATATATACTCGTTTTAATTCTTGGCGCATGTCCTTAATTTCTGAATCAATAATCAAAAATTGGTCGGAAACATCAGGATCACCCAAATGAAGATATGCCAAATTAGAAATTTTGCCTGTAAAAGTCAAACCAAATCCAGGCACATGTGTTACCATATCATCAGCAAAAATTAAAGCCGCATCATTATAACGTCTCTCGAAAACAATATCAGCATATTCTTGGGCCACACGTTTTTCCAATGTATTCAAAAGATGTTGGTTGGGACGTATTTTGTCGAAACAAGGACAAGGTTTATTTTTGCCAATACAATTCTTCCAACCATTATAGTTGCAACTGGGAGGATTGGCAGTTACCACGACCGCCAGTATGAAAATCAAAGATAGAACAATAATATTCCATTGAAAGATAGAATTTCCTTTTCTAAACATTTCGGCAGAATTTGATTTGCGAAATTAGTTTGCTCAGTTTTGGTGTAAGAAAAACTTGATACTTTTAAATATTAGATAACGATTGTTGAATAATTATCTAATATATATTATTGGTTGCACAAGCAGTTATTTTTTCAATTTTTTTTAATACATACCAGCCCAGACAGAAACATTAGTACATTCCACATTTCTTTGGATACGATCATTGAAAGCTTTGGTGCCATCATAATATTTGGCGGTGGCATAATTCATAGATGTTAAGATCAAATGAATTCTAGCATTGTCCACAAATCTGGCCGTTCTCTTACCGGCATCCACAATGGATTGGGTAGATAATTGGAGAGCGAATGTTCCGGCCACAACAGGACAGGCCATACTGGTACCGGACATGGTAGCATAACCACCACCACGATAAGTACTAGTAATACTACTACCAGGAGCCAAAATATCAACAATGGTTCCATAGTTACTATAATTGGCTAAAGTATTATATGCGGGATTAGGTCCGGTGGCTCCGACAGTCACGGCATTAGGTGTTCTGGCTGGTGAAAAAATGGAGGCATTGGTGGAATCATTTCCGGCTGCTACCACGACAATAATACCTTGATTAATTAAATCATTAATAGCTCCATCTAAGACACTGGATGCAGGTCCGCTAAGAGACATATTAACAATACCATATCCAGTCCAAAGTTGGTCTCTGGTTTCGGCAATCCAGTTGAGTCCAGCCACGATGCCTGCCAAAGTACCACCACCAGCATCACTCAAGACTTTAACAGCCCAAAGTCTGACCCCGGGAGCAACACCAACAATACCAAAATCGTTGTCTTTGGCACCAATAATACCAGCGACATGTGTTCCGTGACCATAACGATCAGTCCAATCATCAGGATTGCTGGTGGTAAAATCTCGACCACCAACTACATTCAAATCATCGTGCGGATAAATACCAGTGTCTACCACAAAGACATTAATATTTGCTCGGCCAGATAAAGGATCCAAACCCGCACTGTCACCCGATTTCTGGGAGCTTTTGTGGGCACCAATTCTTTCTATAAAGGCACCAGTTGTCTGAGTATTTTGAACTAAATATTGATTGTCAGTGATAATTTGTCTGGTTTCCAAACAAGTGGGTTTATATTCAGCATCGGGTTCAATGACTTCAATACCATCCAATTGTTCCTCAATTTGATATAAGTCATGCAGGGGACAATCAATGTGAATAGCATTGGATGCGGCAAAGTCATGTTGTACATTCACACATTTTGGCCACTTGAAGCTTTTGGCATTATAACCATCTTTGAATTTTATCAGCCATGAATTTTTGATCGGAATTTCACATTTGGCTTGAACCTTAATTTCTTCAATACCTGAAGCTACTTTGTTTTCTTCGGTCATCTACATTTTTTTTAGACAAAAATTTTTCCACAGAGGGGCATTGTATGTCAGTATCAATCATAATAATTTATCGTAAACCTTGCAATGTATAATAATATGGAGCATAATATGGTTGGTATGGAATAGATGTATAAGGATCACGACATTGGTTTCTCCAACCATCGTGATAGCTTCCGAAACCACGACCATAACCATAAACTTCGCCGTAACCATAATTGTTACACAAACCAGGAGTATAATTAGGGTAAACACCATTACAAGGTGTAGCGGTGTTTAAATTGGACCCCCATCCGTTTCGACGATAATAATTATTACCACAATAAGACATTTCTGATTATAATGTTTAAAATAAATTCTATTCCGGTGGAAAATGCGTTAACAGATAATTCGATGATTCGATGATTCAATGATTCGGCTCATGTTTAAAATCTTATTTACTATATAATGGATACTATCGTGATTGTTATTATTATTGTCATTCTGATAACTTCGATTATCATGATTTTTCTTGGTACATATTTATTGACGAAAGATTTTGGGAAATCTTCACAACCTGTCTATCCAATTTCTCCAGTTTCTGGTAGTGTCTCACCACCATTGATTCTTGCTCCCAATATGCCATTGGCTCCATTCGCACCAATTGATCCAAATCAACATTTAACCAACCAGTTGATTTCGAATGGTAATAATACCATGCAACAAGGTCAAAGTCTGGTTAATCACCATTACAAATTATTAATTGAAAATGATGGCAATTTAGTTTTGCGTGATGCCAGTAATTCTTCGGGTTCTACAATTGTTTGGAGCACCGGAACAGCTAACCAGGGCAGTGGACCCTACTCTTTAACACTGCAAACTAATGGCAATTTATGTTTGTTTGATGGTACAGGTACCTCGTTGTGGTGCACCCAAACTAGTCATCAAGGAATAGGACCCTGGCGGGCTGTTCTACAAGCAGATCGTAATTTTTGTATTTATGATAGTCAGAATTCGAGTCAGTGGTGTACCAATACACAAGCTTAGTTGGGTTGATTCTGTTTCCTCAAAAGAGCATACCAACCACTCATGACATGTCCCGTGATATCGAACCTGGTTTGGCCATTAAGAAATTGATAAAAACCATACTTATTTCGTCGTTTTTCCAATTTGATCATAAGATCAGCTAAATACTTTTCTATTCGATATTGTGTTTTAATGTCGGTAATATTAGCATGAAGCTCCGACAATGCCTCAAATTCAACAGCATGATAATTAGTTTCGTTGTGATTTGGATTGGTATCAATGTATTTAATAATTTTGTTTATGAGTGAATATTTGTATATTTTGTTACGAATAAATGGCGTTAATTTGCTAAACCAATTATATCGAAAAATATCCAGTTCAGCATTGCCATCCAAATGATGGTCAATGTGTGGCACGGTATTAATTTCTTCTATGATCGTCACATTATTTGGGTCAACCATTATCAAAGCCAATAAAATTTGGGCCAATTCAAAATTATTCTCTATCGGAGTAAAATGTTCGGAATGCAATCCCTGATTCAATTTGTCTTGCAAATTTAGTTGACCCAACAAATAATTTTTTATGACAGGGATGTCAGGATTAGACGGATCTATCATGTACAAATTCATTAACAAAAAAGATGATGCCTGTCTATTATAATTTTCATGTTGGTGAAATAATTTTTGATAATATGACACATTATTTTTGATGGCCATTTTGACTTGGTTGCTCAGTGAATAATTTAGTTGGTCCATTTGTAATAAATCATAAATCATAGCCAAATTACGTATGGCTTCGGTTTTGTCAATGATTAACTTGTTTTGGTTAATGGCATACGGTACAAAATCATGATAATTATTGTTAATAAATTTTTGAATTGGTTTCAAAAAATAATCAGTAATTGTCAATTGTTCGATTCGGCATTCATAAGCATAAAAACTGACTTGTCCGCTAACAATACTGGCTTTGTCCAAAATGGATTGACGAATAAAATTCCAATCTTTATCGGGGAAAACATTGGGTAAATAAGTGGCTTTATTATGTTGACCATCTGTGACAATTAATCCATAAGTTTTGTTATCGAATAACTCCGATTTTTCCAATATCATGCCATGCTCGTTGACATGCATGACCGGTTGCAACATAAAATAAATTAAATAACTGGCTCCCAAATCCACATAAATGCTATGATCAAAATGTAATCTTCGATTATCCTCCCAGGTGGATTCGTAAGCCAATTTTTTAATTTTGTCAACAATTAGTTGTTTGTCCATGGTTTGGTACATTGGATCCCAATACCCCAAACATCCATGAACTTGTTCGGGCCAATGTCGTAAGCGATGTTGGTCAGATCGGTTAACTCCCACGAAAATTCCAAAAACATTATTCGGAATTACGCTAAAATCAATGCGATCATCAATGGGAAATTTCAATCCAGATGCCACAGCTAACCTAAGTAAATGTTCCATTATATATTGGATGGATATTTTCTAAAGTCGTCAATGAATTTTTTGGCAACAATGATATTTATGGCCAACCAAATTAACCAAGAACTTCACTCGAATAATATTGTCAATTTTATTCAAAATTGATTTTTTTTTTGCAAGTGATAAAATTAATTGGGAATTATGATCAATATCTCATAACATCTCAAATGGAAGAAACACATCACATTTCCGAATCACACCATATACTGCACGTGCCACGGAATTTAATTTTGACCAGACAAATGAGTTAGTACTACCATATGTTTATGTGACAGATCGTGCTTGGATTGTCCGTTCATCTTGATATCGTCCTCTTGCATCCGAATAGAGTGACAAGGACGACGATCCATGGCAAATGAAAATATATTGGAAATGCGAAAACAATCTACACCACAAATTAATATTTTTTTGACGAAAAATATTAATTGGTCAAATGGTCAAATAGTGGGTGCCACCGCAAATAATCCAATGACGGGGATATGATCACTTTTACAAGTGGTGCCGTTATCAAAATTCTCGTAAAGCAAACATTCGATATGTCCATTATATAGAATGCGATCACACCATGATGGAACTCGTTTGGAACCCTTTTTTATCGTTTGGTAGGTTCGTTCCGAAACGGGACATGTTTTGGACAATTTACACGTGGGCAAAAAATTGGGACCACCATTATTTATACCTTCATGGTAACCCGCCAAATAAGTTTCTGTCCTGATAAATTTAGTGAGTTGGTCATACGATTTAATTATGTTCAAATCTTTAATGGTCAATGATTGCTCACTAATTCGCTGAAGATATTGATTCTCCAATTCTTTGTTTTTACCGAAATCTATTCGATAGTTCAGGTCACCTATGATAAATTTATTGGCAAACGAACTTTCCGATCCAACTTTTTGGTCGAACGCTTCAATAGTTTGGGAAATGGTGGCATCCCGAATGAATTTACCCTGGTCCTTTTCCTTTTCCAAAAAAGGTAAGTGTGTGTTGATGACATGTATGTGATAATTTCGTTTATCTTTCCGAATTTTAGCTTCCAAGAAAATGGCACCTTTTCCAAATTGTTGACCCTCGCGTGAAGAAAGTGTACTTTCAAATAAAGGTCGATAATAATAAAAACGATAATCTGTTATGAACTTGGTATTGGCCAACAAACCTAACCTAAGACCGCGTATGCCTTCTGCGCCAATACCATACAACTTTTCGTGGACCATAGCATATGTATCACCATAATTGTCGATTTGATGTTCGGTATGTAATTTGCTAATAGATGGTATGCGACCTATTTCTTTCAGACAATTTTCAAAAGCATATATTAATTGGTCCGATTTGAAACCTTTTTTGGGATTGCGAATACTGGATTCTTGCAGTCCAATAATGAATAAATCTGGCAGCGCATAATTATTTTGAATAATAATATGCTCCAAATAATTGGCCACGAAATCACTAATAAGACAATCCTCGCGGGAAAACTTGAGAAATTTCCTACCCAGACCGCAAGATTCAGCTTTCGTACAAGAACAACAAAAAATTTGAGCTTCCGTGTTAAAAGTGAAGAAGGCCACGCGTAATTTTTCAGAATCTGGACTATATGGTTTTGCATTCGTTTGAATGTGTGTATATATATATCATGGTGATAAATTTAGTTAAAATTTATGGCTTGGTTCAATTTTTTTCTTTATTTTCCTCTGTTAAATAATACTTGATACTTCTTGCCGTATTTGTCCATGTGAAAATTAATAATTTCCATAAATAATTTGCCAACATTTTCTTCTGAAGTATCTAACTTTTTCCGACGTAAATAATAGTCCGTAATATTTAGGGCCAGGGCATTGTCCCAGTTGTTGACCAAGTTATATTTGTCCATAATGTTTTTCCATTTGTTATAGTGTTTAGAGTGGCACCTAGTATAACCATTATGATAGGCCAACTTTTCTTGAAACTCGATATTGTTGTAAATAAACATTTTTTCATAATTGTCCGTCAATAATCTAGCTTCCGTGGAAATTTTACTGTATGGTTGTAGGAAAATGGTACCAGCTAAATATTTCGTGTGAGGAATTTCATACGGTAGTCTAAATTTAAGGTAAGCATAAACAGGTTTAATCATTTGGCACCATTTGAGTTGCATTTTCATGTCATCATCCACCAGTTCATCCATTTTCTCGATGTTTTTTTGTTTTTTGAATTTGCCAATAGTTAGCGTTCGCAAGTCACACATAAGCAAAATTTTTTCGGGAGTGTTGGCATAATTTTTGGCAGTGGTGTCTGTGAAGAAATCTTGATAAGTTTTAATATTAGGACGATTTTCTACCTCGAAGTTTCTGGGATCCCATAAATCAAACATTAGTTCCGGAAACATATCGGCCAATTTAGTAGTGTGATATCCAGGAGCAGCACCCACATACAAAACTTTGTGTCCAGGTTCAGCGCACATAGACAGAAAAAGTAGTTCGGCAAAAAACAATTTGAGTTGGCCCAGATGCATACTCTTTTTGCCCTTACAAAGTTCCAAGGATTTTTCGTATGTAATGCGATGATCATTTGGAATTTGCGAGTATTTATAAACAAGCATGATGATTATACATTATCTTGACATATTATTATTGTGATTCGATAAAAAATTATAGACGATAACGAGACGATATTTTTTCTTAGATTGTGTTAGAATTTAGGACTTGACAACAACGGTCTCGAATTGTCCTCGAAATTGATAGTGAACATAAATAGTTTCACTATTAACAATGGGAAAGACCATTAACATTCCAAGCAAATCAGAAATTTTAAGTCTGTCTGGTTCGGAAAATTTGGCAATTTCACTCTGAATTTCTTTTAGTCGGGCAATTCTTTCCAAACTCCACAAAATGTTGGGTTCAGTTTTGTTCCAATCACAATTGGTTTGGATGAGAGTTTCAGTTCTGGTATTAACCAAAATGTTTGGGTCCCTGGTTATGATAAAAGTTTTATATTTGTTGACATATAAAGTGAAATAACAAGGACAACTGAGC